GGCGCCTTTTACATGAATAGGTGTGCCTTTCTTATAGATTGAATTACTATCAACATATCTGTTGACGTTATTACAACTTCTAGGAAAGGCAACCTCCTCTGGCGAGAGTGTCTTAAATACTTCTTTGAAATCGTTGACAAATTTTATTAGAGCGTCTTCGCTGTCATTCATAATTACACGAATAGCATCCTTAATCTTACCACGACAGACTTCAGGTGTAGATGATTTAACTGCTTCAACACCCATAATTTTTAGTTTAGGTATATCATATTGTACGCCTTCTTCATCAAATACATTCATCATATAACGTTTTTTAGCAACCCATATACCTTTGTTAGCAATTGCTTCACGTTTCATAATCATTTTTTGTTGATAAGCATTTACATAGTTAGCAAGATTTTGATAACTATCGTCAATAACTTTTTGTATTTTTTCTTCGGCTGCTTTGTTTAGAAAGTCAACGATTTGTTTTATTGATTTGTTTTTACAAACCTTTTCAACAAGTGTATCAAGTTTTAGATAGATTGAATCTGTATCAGACGCCACAACATAGTTCTTGTTATCTGTGCCTAGCAACTTGTTCATAAATCTATTTACATCACGTTCTACCCAACGAATAGATAACTGACCACCTAGTGTAATCGCCTCTGCCTGTTTTACATCAAAGTATCTGAAATATTGATTGCCGATTGCACCGTAAGCAGAGTTAAGCGAAATCTTTTTTGCCATCTGTATATTGTGACAACGAGAAATCTCGTTTGAATAGATTGGGTCTTTTGTCTTTTGATATTCTTTCTTGGCTTCAATTGCCTTCTTCTTATATACTACACGTTCGGTATACATCTTCTCCATAAGTTCAGGTAAGAAACCTTGTTTATCTCTTTTAAACATTGCGCCGTTTGGTGCAATAGTAACGTTACGATCTTTTGCCCATTTAAGATTTAGTTTTTCTTCTAAAAAATTTTCTACACCTACTGCTTTAGGTTCTACACCAACAAACATCTCTGGCGATATATTGTACTGCATAATTAAATGCGGATACAAACTATTTAAATCAAACGAAACAATCCAGTTATGTAAACCTAGTTGTGGATCTTTTACATATGCACCTTCGTATTGTGAGTCTTTTATTTGATCTTCTCTAGGTGGTATAATAATATTTTTTGTAAGTAAATGATTATAGATGATTGTATCCCAACATCTTACTTGTGAATAAACATCTGTATAGTTTACCTTATAATCGTATGCCATAGTCAGGCATAACTCAATCAGTTTCATTTTGTCTTCGAGTCTATCAACAAGTTCTACGTCTTGTATATTGTACTCTACAAACCTTTGATAATCTTTTGTATAGAAATCTTTAAACGTTTCATATGGGTTATCTAATTTCTGTTCGCCTAGTTCTACCTTAGCAATGTAATTAAGTTTGTAACTTTCTTGTCGGACATATGTAAACTTTTTATACAGATCAAAATAATCTAGTACAGATATACCTAGTATATTCCATATCTGATTATTTTTATTACCGAGTTGTATTCTATCTGCATTGACATAATTCCATGGTGACATTTTATTAATTGTATCATTGTCAAAAATATATCTCATACGATTCATAAGATAAGGCATATCAAAAAATTTTACATTCCAACCTGTTAGAATATCAGGATGATTCTTACACCAGAATTTTAGAAACTCTAGCAACATGTGCTTTTCATTTTGACATTTTACATAAGTTACGTTTGCCTTTTTAGAAATGAAGTCACCTGTACCCCATGTAATAATCTGTTTGTTGCTGTGATTTTTTATAGTGATACAGATAATCGTTTCTTTTGCAGTATCTGGATCGGGAAAGCCGCCTTCACACTCGGTTTCTATATCAAGTGTGAATATCTTAATGTAGTCTTTGTTCCACCTTATCTCGCCTTTGTATTCGTCAGCGATGTATTGATAGTTGTATCTATTCATACCAAAGATTTTATACTCTGGTATTGTGCTGTACTCACTATAGAAATGTTTTGCCTTTGATATAGAATCAAATCGCTTTTCTTTTAGATTAGTACCGTCTAGTGTTTTATATTTTGATTCTTCTTTTGTAGGTAGATATAGTTTAGGACTATAATTGATACGACTCAAATAAGATTGTCCATTATTGACACCTCTTATAAGAAGTTTACCTTTATACTCTACAACGTTTGTGTAAAAACTACTCGCCAAATTCATACCCTATTATAACAAACAAATCTTTAAAAGTCAAGCCTATTTTCCGATATCAGCAATTTTTTTCCCTGAATTATCAAACCATTCTTCTTTTCTAAATTTTGCTTCACCGCCATCTACACACATTTTTCTACACATTTGAGTCACATTTGTTATGTCTTGTGTTTTTTCAGCGTGTTCTAAACTTTTGTAAAAATCTACCCATACTTTTTGTTTAAGAATATCTGCAATAGTATCAAACTTGTCTATATGACTTTTTGAAATTATATCATGTTCTACTTGCTCAAGTTTTTTTCTGGGATTAATGTCCCAATAACAACAAGGTAATAATTGATTTCTGTTGTTAACAGCAATGTGTGTATTTGATACCATACATTTAGGTCTAAAATTTTTTTTAGTCATACTTAATAAATTTATCTCTAACTGGATTTAACATATGTCCTGGTGATACTATCTTGTGGTCACCAACAGGCATTAAAGGATCGTCTTCATGTGTCCATCTAGCCGAGTGAACAAATAAGATATTAACATCATTTTCAAGTGCCATTCTTTTTGCTTGTTCTTTATGTTCTTCGTTGTACTTAAATATTATATATTGCCAAGATGGTTTTCTTAATAGATGTTCTTTTGCTTTTAACATAATATTAAATAGTTTTACACCGTCTTGGTTTTTTCTATACTTGTGACTTTCCCAAGGTAAACCATCTATACCAAACCACCAATTTGCTTGTGGATGTGCCTTAAATGCTTTTATGTACCATGACTCTGATTTTGCTGAAGAGGCATTATGTACCGTAACATTAATCCATTTTTTAAAACAAAGTTCTAATATCTCAATAAATTTAGGATGATGTACTGGATCAGATAACTGACCACAGAAATTAACACTTTTATATGCGTCTGTTATTTTATCTATTGTTTCAATGGGTATATCTTGTCCCCACACAGGTTCGTTAAATCGTCCAAAATCTTGTTGCCTTGAACATCTTAAACATTCTAATGGACATCTAAATGATATATCTAAATTAACACCAAAATTTGGGCCTTTATCTCTTAAAAAAAATTGATTGTGAAGTGCACCATTCAACTGCTCTTTTAAAACAGATTTGTTGTAATTATGAACATACCAACCTTTCATAATTATATTTATGTTATAAGTTTACTTTTTGGTGTTACTATCTGACCTGTATTTTGTTGATATGCACCAATCATATTATCGTCTGGTGTAGTTTCTGTAATTATATTTGCCTCTTTGATATGTATAACCTCATCTTTTGTATAAGGTATGTAAGGATGAAATCCTATTTGCATAGGTTTGCCAGGTTGTCCTTGCATTGGTATCAAAACAAAAGGTTTCTTTAATGCCAATGATCCTGCTCTATCGCTATCTACTGGCGTACCTATCACGTCCTCACCACTTGTGAGTCTGTACAATCTAATCATAATATACTCCTATTCAGTTTTGTTTTCTTCAGTTGATTGTTTCTTGCCGATGTTATATTTTGCTTGCAAATTCCATTCGTTCTTTTCTTTGAAAGCAATAATTTTGATTTGTGATAAAGGTGCTTTGTTTTCAGCAGCCTCTGGTTTTACTATTGATAATAAGTTCCAGTCTTGTAATAAAACTGATATTGTGTTACGTCTTTGAACATCATTCTCAACTAACGTAGCTTTCTTACCATCTAAAGCAAAAAGTTCTTTGAAATGTACTATGTAATATTTACCTTGTTTATGTAGTATGTGGCAACTTTGAAATAATGTCTTATCTTTTCTACTTGCTACACCTATTCGGGACAAAGTTTCCCTTATTTTTAGAAAGTCATCTGGCTGTTTGAGTGTAACCTCTAACATCTGCTCAGGTGACCAATTAAATTCGTCACTCATCTTTTTCTCCCACCCTTATCAAGTTTTTCCTTGATAAGATTCAATTGTTTCTTGTCCAGTATGTCAAGGGCTACCTTTGCTTTTGAATTGCTATAACCATAATATTCTTTTACATACTCTAAATTTTTTGATTTAGTAGTTGTAGTCCACTTACCACCAAACCTCTTTCTCTTACGAATACTATTTAGTAGAAAATGAAATTGTAAACGCTTGCTGAGGCTGTGATGAAAGTTCATCTCATTTGCCATCATTATAGCGTCAACGTGTTGCGATAAACAACGATTAATTACATAGGGTGGGTACTTCTTTTCCCAAGTGAGATCATCTCCGTCTAGCAGATTAACTTTTGACCAGTTAATTGCATTGAGATAATCAGATAATTTGTATTCTATCATAATATAATTCTGGTGCCGCTTCACGGATTTGAACCGCGGACCTACTGATTACAAATCAGTTGCTCTACCAGCTGAGCTAAAGCGGCCCATTGTTAGTGTTTTCTTTCATGTTTCTTATGACCTTTGTGACTTCCCATATAGTAGTCGCCTGGTTCGTAATCCCAAACTTTACCGTGATGTCCTCTTATGTCTGCCCAAAACATTCTACATCTCACTATCAATCTTCTTAATAATGTTCTTCTTGCCATTTCTTCCTCTACTTAAATTTACATTCGGCCATGATCTGTGTCAAGCACGCAACCATATTTATCTCGTGGTCAGCCACAAACGCTGATTTATATTGGTAATCAGCAATTGTTAGAACGGCAACAGGAATAGATTGTGGTTGTAAATGTTTGTATAGGATTTCATAGATACTTGAAAACAAAGATGATGGATCTTTATCAAGGTTTTGAACAACCCATTTTCTCATATCACTAAACTTTTTCTCTTTTAGAAATGAAATCAATTGTTTATTGTTTATTTCTGATAAAGATACAAGTATACCACTATCTATCTTACCTCGTACAGAATAACGTTGTAACTCGTTTATCGTTCTTCTAAAGTCTGGATAGTGTCTTTGTATTAGTTCAGCAAGTACTTTGTTATCATACTCTATATTCTCTGCCTTCAATAGTTCGCCTAGTCTTTTTAGAAATGCAGTAGCAGTTTTGACTTTCTGACCATTTGTAATACGAAAATCAATAACGGTACAACGACTATGTAATGCAGGTATTATTTTGTTTCTAAAATTACAAGTAAATATAAATCTACAATTCTTGTAAAATGTTTCAATGAAATTACGTAACGCAGGTTGAACACTATCAGCGTTCATATAATCTGCCTCATCTATAATAACGACTTTATGTGTATTAGACTCGTCTAGCGACACGGTAGACGCAAAGTTTTTGATTGTAGTACGTAAGGTATCAATATGTCTACCTTCATCTGAACCATTGATGATTATGTAATCAGCACCTAGTTCTTCACACAAGGCACGAGCAACCGTTGTCTTGCCCGTACCTGCTGTGCCTGAAAGGAGAAGATTAGGAATTTCTTTTTGTATTAGAAACTTACTAAAGGTATTCTTTAAATCTTCAGTTAAGATACATTCTGATATTTTTTT